TTACATTGGATATTCAGTTGTGAACAATACTAATGACTCCGGTGGATCCGCAATAATTCTTGCCAAGTCTCGATCAACAACTACCGGCGGCAATACGGTTGTGCAAAGTGGCGACAACCTTGGTGACATACTCTTTGCCGGTGCTGACGGAACCGACATAGAAACACCGGGAGCCAGCATTTTGGCTCAAGTAGACGGCACCCCTGGCAGTAACGACATGCCGGGCAGGCTAGTGTTCTCCGTTACTGCGGATGGCGCGTCATCACCTAGCCAGGCGGTGCGTATTGAAAACAACAGAAACACCCTATTTACCGGCGCAATTCTTCCATCTTCTGATAACGCTTATCAGTGTGGCGCAAGCGATAAACGTTGGAGCCTTGTCTATGCTGCCAACGGAACAATCCAGACCTCCGACCAGAGAGACAAAACCGAAATAACGGGTTCTAGTCTTGGCTCTGATTTCATTAAAAACCTTAAGCCTGTCAGCTATAAATTTGTGGTTGGCGGCAATAAGGATGCAGGTCTCGATGAAAATGGTAACCGTGTCTACGAGGCTGTTCCTGGCAAGCGAACTCATTGGGGTTTTATTGCCCAAGAAGTGAAGGAAGCTGCCGACGAAGCTGGCGTGGACTTTGGCGGATGGATCTTAACGGATACCGAAAACCCGGATAGTCCGCAAGGTCTCCGCTACGACCAGTTCATCGCTCCGCTGACTAAGGCATTGCAAGAGGCGCTCGCCAAGATCGAAGCCCTTGAAGCCAAAGTTGCAGCCCTTGAAGGCGCGTAGTCCTACTCTCTAAACCATAACGGGGATGATAGAATTGTTCATCCCCCATCCACCTTACTCACTAACAATTTATGACTCTCGCTTTAATGGACGTTTGGGACAAATTTGTTGCTGAACGGTCTATTTCACTAGAAGCTACCAGCTTGACATCTGATTACCGTCAAGCAACAAAATGGTTGGCGCGTTGTCCTCATCAAAACTTTCAAACCGATGGAAGAGCCATTATGGTTTGGTTGTTGCAGGAGAAGCCAGTTCAATCAGCTCGTAGAGTAGCTATGTATCTCAAAGGTCTTTACCGTTGGGCTAGTCAAGAAGATATTGGATTAATTGAACGTAGTCCTATTCAATCCTTTAGAATGCCCAAAGCGCCTCAAAAAGATGAAGAGATCGTTGTTATTCCACGTAATGAACTTGATATTGTTTTTTCTACCTTAGCGGACAAGCGTACTTATAAGTCAACCAACTGGGCTTTTTACGCGGAGTTTATGCTTCAAACTGCTATGCGGACTGGTGAGGTACGAGCATTGATGTGGGAGGATATTAAGGATAATAAAATCCTTGTTCACCGCAATTACACTCTTACCCACGGTCTCAAACACAGCACCAAAACAAACAAAAAGCGTTGGGTTCCTCTCAACGATAAGTGCCAACAGATTCTTTCCAGTCTTGATAAAACTGATAAGTTTATCTTCCCTTGGGATCGGTTGGCATATCAAAGCTATTTCCGAAAAAAGATGCAGCAACTCAAATCTGCTGATCTGATTTCTAACCTCTACCGTCCTTACGATTTGCGCCACACTGCAATCAGCCGATGGATTGAGTCTGATATTCCTATTGCTCAGGTAGCTGCCTGGGCAGGGAATACGGCGGATGTAATCTGGAAACATTACGCCAATACCACCCAAGAGTACAACATCCCTGTTATTTAATGGCTGAAACTACTTTCACCTGGAACATTGCTAATCTTGAAAGAGAAGTTCAAGATGGTTATGTTTATACCGTTCACTACACGGTTGATGCTAAAGACGATACCTATTCTGCCGGTGCATATGGCAGCCTTGGTCTGGAACGTCCTGAGGGCGAACTGATCCCTTTCTCCGAACTTACCTCCGAACTTGTCACTAATTGGGTTCTGGAAAAGCTTGGTGAAGAACAGGTGCAATCCATTTGTAATGCACTTCAAGCACAACTTGATGAGCAACGTGCCCCAACTAAAGCCACAGGTCTCCCCTGGGCTTGATCCCCATACCCCTTTATTCGGTAACTACCAATGCTTACCATTCTTGGCCTTAAGGTCTCCTATGAGACCCTGCTTTTCCTTGGCTTGTTCGTTGCCTCCGAAGTGGTTGGCAACAGCAAACTGAAATCGAATAGCGTTGTCCAAATCATCCTTGCTGGTATCAACGCCCTGAAGCCTCTGCGTAAAGAGGACGACAAACTCCAACAACTCAAGGATACGTTCAAATGAGTATCCGGCTGACTGACGTAGCTAAGTACTACAAAGGTCTGCCCAACCAAATCAAAGCCCTCCAAGCCCTTGAGAAACTCTTGGGTAAGGAGGGTCTTTCTGATTCTCAGGAATGGGTTCAACTGTGGAGGCTTCCTCCCGCTGAACCTCCCAAGCAGCAATTCACTAATACATGGGATGGCATCGAAGCTGCTGCTGCTGCAGCTGGTGCCAAGTTTCCTGAAGTTGTGGCAGCCCAATGGGCACTTGAGTCTGCGTATGGCACCGCCCTGAGCGGTAAGAACAACTTCTTTGGCATCAAAGGTCCAGGCACGGTTAAGACCACCTGGGAAGACTATGGCAACGGTCCTGTCACGATCAAAGCATCGTTCCAAGATTTTGCTACTCCTTTTGATTGCGTTAACCATCTGGTTACCCAATGGTACAAGGATTACAAAGGTTACAAAGGTGTTAACCGTGCAACCAGTCGTGAAGACTGTGCCTATCTACTGAAGCGTGAAGGCTACGCCACCGATCCTATCTACGCCCAAAAACTTATTCGCTTGATGGAGCAGAATGATTGAGGGAGTTATCACTGCTGCCATTGCAGCGTTGACAGGAGTTGTTGCTCTCCATGGAAAACTGAATCAACGTATTGGTGAAGTCGATAGCCGTATTGATCGCGTTGAACTGCGTATTGCAGAAAAATATGTTCAACGCGAAGAACTCTCCACCGCTCTCAAAAAGATGGAAGACCATATGGTCCGCATCGAAAACAAACTAGATCAAATTGTATTGCGTCATGGCGGATAAAAAGAAAGCCACAGAGGATATGTTTAACGAGCTTCATAACCTCGTAACAACTGAGTTCCTTCAACGCATTAAATCTGGTGAAGCCAGCACACAAGACCTTAAAGCCGCGTGTGACTGGCTCGCTAAGAATGACATTAGCGGGGTTGCTTACGATGGTAATCCCTTGGATAAACTGGCGTCTGTGATGCCTAAAGTAGACCCTGAGATGGTGCAACGGAGGCTGTATGGCACAAAGCACGTCTGAGTACTATAAGCAAAACCCAAAGGCACGCCAACGCCGACAAAATCAGCAGTCAAAATACAACAAAACCAACAATGGTTTGAAGATACGTACTGCTGCCAATAAACTGAATCGTAAACTTGGCACATACGGTAATGGTGATGGGATGGATGCGTCTCACACTGGACCTAATAAAGGAAAGCTTGAAAAACCTTCAGCTAACCGACGTAGACCACGTACTAACAAGAAGTACGCATGACCCCGTTACTACCTACGCCTGATCACTACCTCCAAAACCTAATAACCATGACTAGTCCAGAAGCAAAACGGCTCTGGAGAAGAGCCATTAAGGAACACTTCAACTGTCAATGCGTTTATTGTGGAGAAACTTATGAATTACATGAACTTACACTTGACCACGTACGTCCTCGCTGCTTTGGTGGGGAAGACCTTACATCAAATCTTGTACCCAGCTGTTGGGAGTGTAACCAGGCTAAAGGTAGTAACAACTGGCTCCAATTTATGAGGAGCACATTTGGCATAACGCCAAGGGAAGATTTAATCCTTTCACACATTAACTAATTATGCCAGCTTTAAACGAAGCTCAACGTAAACGGCAGCGTATGCTGCAGAAACAACGTGAAGAAGCCTATGCCGCTTCTATGCGTCCCAAGCCTGGTCAAAAAGGCCAGCAAACCGGTGCTCAAGGGGCAGCATCTAAAGGGGAAACCATTGGTGGTGCTCCTCAACGTGTTCGTGTTAAGAACCCAGCTAAAAGCAAGCAACTCACTGCTGACGAAGCACGTACTCCTAAAGTAGAAGCAGGCAAAGGTGACCCTGAGTTTCGTCGGCCCAAACCTGCTGAAAAGCAACCGGCTAAACCGGCTATGCGTGCAGCTCAACAGCCTACCACCGCTACTAAAGCTCCCGCCGCTAAGCCCGCTGAAAAGCCTAAGGCACCTGTTTCAACTGCATCCACTTATCGTGATCCTTCCGACACCAAAGGGCTGTCTGTAGGTCGGTATCGTACGCTGGAAGAGCACCGAGCTGCTGTTCAAGCTAACAAAGCTTTGAAAATTGGCAGCAAGTTTGATAAGACTATGGATGTTTACACTCCGTCTACCAAGATGGAAGGTAAAGAAATGGACACCTCTAAGGTTACCGCTAAAACCGAAGAGTATAATAAAAAGAAGCGTAAGAACCTTAAATAAGCATCTTCCTTATTAAACGATAGTGCCGCTCCAAACCGGGGCGGCTTTCTTCATGCCAGAATTTATTCCTGTTGAAACACGATCTGACGCAATTAAAGCCGCTCAAGCGTACTTAGAAGATAAACCTTCCTTGTCTGGTGGTAATCTTTACGAGTTACCTAATGGGGATAAACTTCGGGTACGTAAAAAGGAAGGTGGGCGGCTTTCTGCTGAAAACTACAGCACTAAAGAAACTGCTGACACTAAGCGTAGTAAAGCGGAACGCAAATTCAAAACAGAAGCAGAACGTGAAAATGTTTCTGAATTAAAAAGAAAAGCAAAGCAGCAATCTGAATCTACTGAACATCAATTTGTAGCTGGTTCTAAACCTACTATTGTTGAGCATGATGTTCGACTGGCTTCCGGTGGCACAAATGAGTATGTATCTTTATCTGATCCAGATTACAAAGTATTTAAAGATACAGTTGAATCAAAAGTTTATGCTGCTTATGGGGACAAGTATGTTATAGATGTTGATGATGTAACCGGTTATCCACGTGCTATTCCCAAAGAATATCACAACAAATTTCAACCTACAAGTCAACAACCTGGATTTGATTTTGAACCTGGTGTAGATATTGATAAAGCCCTTCAAAAACTGCCTAGGTCTGGAATTTTATCAAAATCAACAGCAAGTATTCGCTACACACCGGTTCTAACTGCAGCACCTACACCTAAGCCCAAACCAGTAACTAAACCTACTCCTGTTGCTAAACCAGCAGCTAGGCCAACACCTGTTGCAAAACCAGTTGCTAAACCAAAACCTGTTGCTAAGCCTAAAACCCTGACCAATAAAGCTGGTAACATTAGATTTAGCCGTTCTTTAATACCTGTTGAAGTACCTTCACAAGAACGATTCGGCCCTGGTGGCATGATGAGCACGATTGACTTGCCGCATGAACGTCAAGGCATATAACTTCGTTAGAGGCACCTACAAGCCTCTACAACACCCTTTAAACCACCTTTAGGTACAATCTACCATCTATGCCCGTAAAACGCCGTACAGACGCTGCTAGAGGGGACTCCGTGTTAGAGTCCCTTCAACAGGATTTTAAACTATTTCTCCAAGCCCTTTGGGGACAACTTGATCTACCTTCACCGACACGTGCTCAATACGCTATTGCCGACTATCTACAACACGGTCCAAAGCGTTTACAGATCCAAGCGTTTCGGGGTGTAGGTAAATCGTGGATTACTGGTGCCTTTGTTCTTTGGACACTCTTTAATAATCCCGAAAAGAAGATCATGATTATCTCCGCTTCTAAGGAGCGTGCAGACAACATGTCTATCTTCCTACAAAAACTGATCATTGAGACACCGTGGCTAGTACATCTTAGACCGAAGTCAGATGATGCCCGGTGGTCTCGTATTAGTTTTGATGTTAACTGCAGTCCACACCAAGCACCATCCGTTAAATCAGTCGGTATTACCGGTCAGTTAACCGGTTCACGTGCTGATTTGATGATTCTTGATGACATTGAAGTTCCTGGTAACTCAATGACTGAAATGATGCGAGAAAAACTTTTGCAACTGTGTACAGAAGCTGAGTCAATCCTTACTCCTAAAACGGATTCAAGGATTATGTACCTTGGTACACCTCAGACTACTTTTACCATTTACCGTAAACTAGCCGAACGTAACTATCGACCGTTTGTTTGGCCTGCAAGAGTCCCTCGTAAACTGTCAAACTACGAAGGATTAATTGCTCCTCAACTTCAAGAAGACATTGATAACGGTGCTGAACCGTGGTCAGTAACAGATCCTGATCGTTTCCAAGACGATGATCTGCTTGAACGGGAAGCAGCAATGGGTAGGAGCAACTTTATGCTCCAGTTCATGCTTGATACGAGTCTTAGTGATGCAGAAAAGTTCCCACTTAAGTTCCAAGACCTTATCATTACCTCCGTTAACCCGACTCAAGCGCCGGATTCTGTTGTGTGGTGCAGTGATCCTCGTAATGTGCTCAAGGATCTGCCTACGGTTGGCTTACCGGGTGATTATTTCTACTCCCCGATGCAGCTTCAAGGAGAGTGGGGTCCGTATACTGAAACAATCTGCAGCGTTGACCCGTCAGGTAGAGGCACAGACGAAACAGCTGCCACGTACATAAGCCAACGCAACGGCTTCTTGTACGTTCATGAGATCCGTTCTTATCGAGACGGTTACTCCGACAACACTTTGCTAGACATTCTCAGGGGTTGTAAGAAGTATAACGTTACCAACCTTGTTATTGAAACAAACTTTGGTGACGGTATTGTCTCCGAACTATTCCGTAAACATCTCCAGCAAACTAAACAGAACATCGGTATTGAAGAAGTACGGGCTAACGTCCGTAAAGAAGAACGAATTATCGATGCTCTTGAACCCATTATGAACCAACACCGACTCATCATTGATCGTGGTGTTGTTGAATGGGATTACAACAGTAACAAAGACGATCCACCCGAGAAACGACTGCTGTACATGCTCTTCTATCAAATGAGTCGCATGTGTCGTGAGAAGTTTGCTATTAAACACGATGACCGTCTAGACTCTCTTGCACAAGGCGTTAAGTATTTTACCGATGCTATGGGTATCTCTGCCCAAGAAACGGTAAAACAACGTAAAATGGAAGAGTGGAACGACATGCTTACAGCATTTATTGACGACCCTCAATCTGAGACAAACCATCTTGTTTTGGGTATGTCCTTAGACCAAAAAAGACAAGCAAGAGGATTTTCTAAAGGTCAGTCTATGACTTGGATTTAACAGGTCCGTTATGTATACAGGAGAAGGGAGGGTGGACCCAACTCCTGGGGGAGAGGAAGACAATCATTTCTTTCTCTCCTTTTTCTACGGTAAACCGAATAAGGTTTTATTTTTCCTCCCCATTAAACAAAATACGGTTATTTCCGTTTTACTACTGTCTGTCTAACACGTATGACTACTTCCCACCAAGTAGAACCTTTGTTTCACTCCGTTCAACTTATTCACATCACACCTGATGCAGAAGAACTAATAGCTTACATGGCTAGAGTCTCTAACCCATCTAATCAAAACAACACTAAGACAAGTGCTAAGTTAATTAGATACCTTATTGAACACAAACATTGGTCACCGTTTGAAATGGTGAACATGTGTGTACAAATTGAAACTACTCGGTCTATAGCAGCACAAATCCTTCGGCATCGGAGTTTCTCCTTTCAGGAGTTCTCTCAACGGTACGCACGGGTAGAGGAGATTCCCCGTAGTCCTTCCCTTCGGCGTCAAGATCAAAAGAACAGGCAGAACAGTATTGATGATCTAGATGAAGTAATTAAAAACAACCTGGATTACGAAATCACCAAACACTTTGCAGCCGGTGTTCACCTGTATCAACAGATGTTGGACTATGGAGTGGCTAAGGAATGTGCAAGAGACGTGCTTCCGTTGGCAGCTCCAACAAAGATGTACATGAATGGAACCATTCGGTCTTGGTTGCATTACTGCGACCTTCGTACCGCTAATGGTACTCAAAAAGAACACGCACAGATAGCTGGTCAAGTCCAAGACCTGCTGTATCAACACCTTCCTAATGTTTGTGAGGCAATGTGGGAAAAGAACTTAAGTTGAATGAGTTCCACACACTGTATGTAACGTGGAAGCAAGGCATCCCTTGGTTTGATCACCTGCTGCTTGGCCTGCTTGTCTGGATTGAACGGTGGGTAATAGATAATCGGATTAAAACCGATTTAGACACCGCTATTGAACAGTTTCATACGGAGGTTAAGGCGGTTGAATTTGACTATGTGACTCCTATTTACACAGAACAGCCCGGAGAGGGCAGTTTTGGCGTCTCTGAGTTGCGTTTAACCGCTCCTTGGTATAGAGAGGGCTTAGAAGGGGTAGAAGCTATTACAGAGCCTTCTAGAGGGGTCTCATAAAATCCAACAAAAATCTTTCTGGTCTATTAACGGATACGGCGGGCCGCACAACCCCCGTGTGGGGGTGGCCGCAGGCGCACACGCGTTGTAACCCACCCCCAGGCCGGTGTAGAGCCGGTGCAACGCCCGCCCTCGCCCGTAGTAACCCACGCACAACGGGTGCTCAGCGAGCCAGCAAGCTGCCATGACCGGCTCTGAACCGTGCTTGACCGGCTGAAACCGCTTGCCCTGACTAGGATTTGATGCGATCTGTTGCGCCTTCATTAGCAATGCCTATGACACCGATAAGCAACAGTTATAACCATTGCGCTGCAACGGTTTAGCGCCAGTCATCCACCACCACTGTGCCAGTTCAACCGACTGTCCACCACCAAACCGGCTCGACACCGTGTAGGATGACCCTTGGATGAGTGGTTGATGATCTTGATCTCGACTCTCCCTGTTAAGGGGGAGGAGAGTCTCGATCTTCAATCACCACTCACCACCTCACCGAACCTTGACAACCGAATAAGCACACCGCTTCCGGAGCAACCGGTAGGCAGCGACGACCGGCATGGGTACTTGACCGGGAGGTGTGGTAGACACGTCACAGCGGCGAGGCACAGCCGCTAGATGCGCTACTGCGTATCGCTACAAGTATGCTCATGCCACCGGCCATGCCCTGCACCGACAGGCCGCCCGTTTGAGTCGGGCTATGGTCATTGCGATCACAAGGTCGCAACACATTCCATCATTACACTTTCACAACATGCCTACTTTCAACATTGCTCCTCGTACCTCTGATGCTGTCTCGTATCTGCAGGTTGACCCGTTCAACGGTGTTGCCTACGTTACGTTTGAGAACGGCTACGAGTATGAGTACACCAACGTTAGCCGCCGGGCTATCATGAACCTGTTGCTCAATCCCAACATGTCGCTTGGGTTCTGGGTTAACAAGAACTGCGTTAACACTAAGCGTACTTCTTATCTTCAACTGGCCTGATCTTCAGCCCCAGCGTCTCGTTTCACTCGACTGTTGGTTACACTTAAGCGTCACTAATCCGACGCTTTCCTGTAGCCCACAAGCTACACTTACCTGTTCGCTTGCTTTACATACAACATGACCAACATGCACACCGCTCTCGCTGCTCGCTTCACCGATGCAGATGAGATCAAGGACGTAGCCAACTATGGCTGCGCCGGAGGTGTCTCTGGCTTCATCTATTACTCCGAGACTGAGAAGTTCTTCGATGAGTATGAAGATGAGATTTACGATTACCTCAACGATTGCGGGTTCTCTATGAAGAACTTTGTTGACACTGGTTCTACTATCTCCACCCTCAAGAATGAGATGGTGTGGTGTGTAGTTGAGCTGTGGTGTCAAGCACAACACATGGGTAATGAGCTTGAGCGTGCGGCTCTCGCTGCCTAAGCCTGACGATTACACTCAGGGATGCACAGCAATGTGTCTCCTTTTCTGTAGTCCTCAATGGCTACATGTTCACTTACATGGAGTTAGTTATGTCCAACATTGAATACCTGCGTCAGCAGCTTGAGTATGCAGAAGAGCAGCTCATGATCGCTGATGACATGTACACCAAGATCACATGGGGTAACCGATGTGATGCACTTGAGGCTGCCCTTGCTGATGCGGAGGCAGCGTGATGGAGTACATCAACCCTGCACCTGATCAGTCTTCCTTAGACGTTTGGATCAACGCAAGTTATCAAACAGTAAGGACTTACCCTGATCACATCTTGTTTACGTATGAATTGTTGTCTCGTATTGATGAGGAGGTTTACTACTGATGCAGTACCAAGTTCTTTACACCAAGGGTCGTGATGTCTGTGCCTGTGAGTACGTAACTGCTCGCTCAGTTATGGAAGCATGGAGCATGGGTGATGCACGAGCACAAGGACATGAGCGTGTCCTTGATGTTGTCCCGATGAACACTAACCTGCACACTTACAAGGAGTTCTGATGACCTACTACATCAACCGTCAGCAAGGACGCTACGATGAAACGTGTGATGAATACGACACACGTACTGAAGCTTACGCTATGCTGCGTGAGTATCAAGTAGCCGATCATGGTCGTGCTTACTATTACCTGTCCACCACATGTAAGGAGAATTGGAAATGATTACTGAAAAGAATAGAGAGTTTGTTAACTTTCTTTTTGACAAGCTTGTGTCTCATGTAGACACTGACATGATTGATCTGCACGATGATGACTCATGCTGCGATCATCTTGAGTTTCAACAACTGGAGTTAATCTGATGACTGAACAATCCACTGCAATCAAAGTACCTACATTCCCTGATGAGTTCAAACCTATCATCAAGGTACTCAATCGTGCATGTTGTAATGATGACATTATGCAGCATGTAACTGAAGAGGAAGCTGGTCTTATTAGTGGCTGGCTTGATGAATTTAAAGACCTTGCATTGGAGTTTGCTGAATGACTGAAACACTTACTCGATCCCGTGAATGGCTGCTACTTAATGCAGTCGAAGCGTGGCTGTATCACTATAAAGATGCAGGCACACCTACTGTCGCTCAGTATCAAGAACTGCAGCGAGAGTTCCATGATGCGTACATGCTAGCTAGCGAGCTACCTCTGCAAACCTTGAGCATGGACGTAGTTGAGCGTAGCGAAGCACCAGCTGAACCTACTCAAGATGAAGCCCCTAAAGTTTCATCGCCTACACGTAAACGTACCACCAGGAAGTAATGTTTGCTGTCCTTGAAAGTCATGAAGTTGTGGAGTATTATCCCGACGAAACTTCTGCTTACAACTGTGCTATTGATTTACTAGATCGTGAAGATTCACGTGATCTCATGGTCGTACAGATCATTGAAAAGTTTAAACAATGATTCACAATCATCAACCCCGTTTATACGAAGTCACGCTAAGTTCAGGCACTATTCATCTATTAGCGCCCGATTCTGAGTCTGCTGCATGGCAAGCTTTGGAATTGTCCCATGAACGCAACGACGAACTAATCAATGT